AGTTCTTGCCCTCCTATAGTAAAAATATAATTTAAAACTTTGCTGTGTCCAAAGGGCCTCATGTCGGCCCTTTGGTTCTTTAGCACTCCATTTCTCTGAGTGCTAAGTGTATTGTACTCATCTTGACCCGAAAAATCAAGACCTTTTTTGCTTCTTTTTGTTAAGATTTTGTGACTTTTCATTTTATTATCGTACCTACGTAATATTCATTTAAAAATGTACGAATAATGTACGTACCGTCAACTTCTTACCCCGCTTTAGCACTCCGCTCATGCTAAAAATAAAAGTCCCTGCAATTTTCGCTCACAGCTCCCACTCAGAGCCATAAACGATCGTTGCAGGGGCTTTCTTCATCTTACCGGTCACTCCATTTTGAATTTTCGGCAGTTCCTGCCTTCGGTGAGTGCCAGATGAACTATTTTCAGGCAGTGCAGAAGAAACATTCAGTGTTGGATACGTGTGTGGATCACGTTTTCCGCTCCTGCCGTGCCCAAAATATCATTTTTACTTCCCGCTCTTTGCCTTCAGGCGGTCGTACTCCTTGTCGGCCGCAATGGCTTCCTTCGTAAAGGAGTTGTTCTTCCACCATGCGATCAGTGCCGCAATGGTCGTGATGCCAGCCGTCACCAGCTGCTCCACAGTGGTGCTCTCGATGGGCAGAGGGCTCTTGCCCATGGCGCTCAGCATCTGGTTGGTCAGAGCCAGCAGCAGAACGGCGGTACGTGCAATGGTGCCTGCAGTAATGTTGAAATTCATACGTTGCTCCTTTCGTGTTCATATTCATGTACTTCGATGTCGGACATTCTGTGGTTCAACACCTGAATGTCTCTCTGGATGACCGGGATCTTCTCCGCAAAACCGTTGTGCTTGCGGACTTCCCGGGTCAGCTCCTCAATTTTGTATTCCATCACGGCATTGGAACGCGAGTTTGCGATCAGTACGCCGATCAGGGTCACAACACCGCTGAGGATGGCGGCAATGATGCTTTCCATCGGCGCTCACCCCTTCCAGCGGCTCTTGGCTTTGCGCACGTCCACATGCACCCAGCCGTTGGTGCGTCCCAGACCGGGCGGGTAAATGCCACAGCCACCGGCGTTGCCCAGCAGTTTGTCCGCGTAGGCATACACCCGCTCCACGCTGATGCCCTGCACCCGAATGTCTGCCGCCTTGCCGTACAGATGCTGGCTGAACTTTGCGGCATTCTTCTGCTTTGCGTTCCAGCTTGCCGTGCGGAATCCACTCGTGATTGTCACAGGCTTGCCAAAGTGCGTCCGGATCTTTTCCAGCACCTCCACAAGCGCCGTGTCAATGAACACCGGGTCGCTGCCGTCACGGCAGTAGAACTCGCGCACCTTGAAATGCTCCGAGAGCTTTTCGTTTCCATTTTTCAAAATGGAGTACGCTTCCAAACTCAAATATCATCCTTCCTTTCATCTTCCAAGCCGGAATGCTCCTTCTACCCGTTTCAGCGGCTTTACCTCCACAGGCAGGATATCTGCACACAGCATCGCCGCCACCGGCTTTGCTGCAGCATGCGCTGTGATCTTGATATTTCCCGTCACCGATGCCATTTTGATTTGTGCGCTCGCGTTGTCCTCTGCCATGACAACACAACTTCCGGTCACATCCGTGCCTCCCATCTCTACGGTCAGTTCCAGCATTTCCTTCTCGCTGTCGCCTACGTTGAACACGTTTTGATAGCTCATGCCGGCAACGATGCTCCCCACCGGGTTCGTCTCGCTCACGCCGTCCAGTGCGCGCTCAATGGTAAAGCTCTCGTAAGCGCCTACCGTCACGGCGCACTCGGCTTTCACGCCGCCGCACTCTGCCGTCACCACCGCTGTGCCCTTCCGCAGGGCCAGAATGGTCCCATTTTGAGTAATTTTCACCACGTCCCGCGGTTTCGCGGTCACGTTCATCTTGCGGTAGAACGTATTCGTCGGCCCAACGCCCACCAGCAGCTGGTACTCCATGCCTCTGTTCAGCTTCAGGTCGTATACGTTCAGCGCCACGGCTTCCACCTTCAGGGTGTACATGGTCGGGTGCAAGTTGTACTCCAGTGTGATCTTCGAGTGCCCCTTGTCGCTTTTTAACTGGTTCACCCACAAGAGACCCGAATAATAATGGCTGGGATTGTCCTCCAGCGCAAACCGCACCCGCTGTCCCTTCAAGGTCTCGCAGATGGTCGTGTACGCGGTCTCCCAGTCCCAGCCGGCATAGTCGTTTTCGAGGTAGAACTCAATTTTTCCGGTACGGTCATCGTAGGTAGGACGGTTTGCAGGGGTACGGCTGTAGTCCAATGCGCCGTCTCTGCATGGCACAGTCACGAACTTTGTCCGCTCAATGGGCGGTGCGATCACCGGCCGCGAGGAAGGGATCAGCTTCCAGTCGTCCCAGGTGTCAATGTAGTTGTCGCCTACATTTATAATAAGAGAATGGTACATTGATCCTCCTCACTTGTTGATGTATCCAATGGTGGACTGGATCGCGTTCCACGCCTTGCCCGCCGTTGCAAAATTGCCCGCCTGCAAAGACGAGAGCTTTGCCGTGGTCGCGCCAAATGTAAAGTCTTTCTGGTCCAGCTCATGCAGCGGGATCACTTCCTTCGTGCAAGGCAGCCAGTCATCGATACTGTGTGGTTCCGCGAGCACGTACGTCTCCTTCATAAAGTCCAGCCGGTCGGTGTCCACGCCAATATCACACAGGTCTGCAGCGTTGATCTGCACACTTCCGGTGAAACCGCTGTACTTTTTCAGCTCGTCCGTGGCCTTCTTCAAAAGGCTGTCTCCCGTGGAATCGGTTCCTTCCACCACAAGGACGCGCTGGCACAGGCCGTACTTCTTGATGGATTCTCCGTTGTACGCTTCCCGCGAGATGGGGTTCGTGGTCTCCCAGAAGAGCCATCCGCTCTTGTACCAACCATATGCCTTCACCGAGTTCACGATGTCCCCGGCCTTGATGTAGTACGAAATGTCCAGCAGGTTCTTTCCAAGCTCGATCACCTGATCGGTCTTGTCGTTCAGTTTTGCCAGATAGTCCAGATATCTTGTGTAAACGCGCACGCCGTCCACCATTTTGATTTCTTTGCGCAGGCGCAGATATCCGCCGTACTTTCCGGTCAGGCTGTTGGTCAGTACGCTCCAGCAGTCGCTGATGGCCTTGGTCTCCTTGTCCGTGTCGCTTTCCGGCTTTTCTACGGTCACGTTTCCGGGCAGGAACACCTTGCCTTCGCCCTTGAAGCTGACGTGTTCTTCCGGGTCATCCTCCACGGTCAGCGCCAGTGCCAGCAGTTCGGACGCCGTGTAGAACTTGTTCTCCACCCGACAGTCTCTGTCCTGCAAGTATCCAAACTCGCTCTCGCAGGTCACTTCCATGTCCAGCTCAAAGTTCTTTTCCATTTCGGTGATATAGCCCATAAAGATCTCGCGGCCGTCCTCTTCTATGCTGACTACCGGCTTTTTCAGCTCCAGCTTGTCGTAGAACGGGTTCGAGACGGGCACCGTAAAGGTAAACGAGCTGATCTCGTTGGCTTCCAGTGTCACTTCCGGGTCAAGGATCACCGGCGCATTCTCGTTGAACGGATCGTCCAGAATGTTTCGCTCTGTCCAGTAGTAGCTCTGTCCGTCCGCCGTGCCTTTGATCTGCCCGATGTACACCACATACCCGGATGAACGGATGCGGTTCACCCTGCAGCTTTTCCGGTTAGTGGTCCGGCCGTCGCTGGCTTCTACCGTCAAGATATAGTCGGCGTTCCAGTCAAAGTTTTCCAGCTCTTTCTGTGATATTTCAAACCGGTATACTCCATTTTGGATTGCCGTAAACGTCCTGTGCACTTCGCCGTTCAGCTTTTCGGTCACGGTAATGGTGTCGCCATCTGCATCATAAACGCGGTACGGCAGCCCGAACTTTCCCCACCGCCCAAATACGCCGTTCATGCCAAAGTAGTTGCTCTGGATCTCCGGTCCGCTGTTGGATGTCAGACATCCATTGTCGTCCACCGTGGCGTTCTCATCCACGCAGAAACATACGAGAATATTCGAGCTGGAAACGCCCCACTGCCCCGTTGTCGTATCCCAGTAGGTGTTAATGTACCCCGGCGACCCGGGGTCGGCACCTCTGCCGTGCTTCACGTAAAGGCTCAGCACCTCTCCGCGGGTGTTATCGCCATCCTCGTAGTTTTTGCTGCTTCGCGTGCTGAACACATACGTCCACAGGTCGTAGATGTTGCTTCCTTCGGTAATATCCGCCCTGCCGCCGCTCAGACTATCCTCAAAAAATCTTCGGATTCCCGTAAACAGCGCCGTATCTCCGCTGAAGTCTACTACCCTCGGCACAAAGAACCGCTGTTCTTCCAGCGTACCGCTCTCATTTGAACCATAATCATACCGGATCGTCACCGGCACGATGGTCTTCAGCGTGTCCTCACTCAGCCGTGCTGCGTAGGTGTTTTCCAGCCAGTTGCGCAGGGTCGGCTCGTTCTTCCATGAAACATCTTTCTTGTTGTTGCCCCACTTCACTGCGTCTTTCAGCAGGGTGGTGCGCATCAGCATGGTCTTGCCCTTGCCGTTCAGGTCTTTTTCGTAGTTGTGCTGGGCCACCACAAACTCTGCTGCAACGCCGTCCTCGTACACTTTCAGGGTATCACCGGGGTTCAGTTCTTTGATGATCGCCATTTTCTCACTTCACTTTCGCTGCAGTCAGCCGTCCCATCCGGTCGTCGATGTAGCCAATGGCCTTTCTGCCGTTGATGGTCACGCTCATGCCCTTGATGCTCTCGGCCACGCCGTCCATATGCCCGGCCAGTGCGTTGATGGCACGCAGCGTGTCCTCATTTCCGGCGCTCTTCAGTCCATTTTGAAGCTGCACTTCGGCATCGATTTTGTTTGCAAGGTTCCGGCTCACGTCTCCGTCAAGGCTCAGCGATTTTGTCGCCGCAAAGGCATTGTCGATCTCGTCCGCACCTTCCAGCACGTTGGTCAGGTCCACCACGGGCACGATCTGGGGCGTGTACTCGTAGTCGTCGCCCATCACCTTGCTGATGGTCCCAAGCGAATCCTTCGCAATGTCCATGGCGTTCTCGGTCATGTCACTCACGGCATCGTCCACAATGGGCGCATCTTCCTTCACGCCATCGCTGATGCCCTTGTCGATCTCCGAGCCAACGTCCTTTGCGCCGGTGGCCTTTTCCTTCTTCCGGCTGCTGATAAACCACGCAATACCGCCGATCAGTGCCGCGATAGCTGCAATAATACCCACCACAATCAGCAGTTCTGGCAGCACCGCCAGTATGGAAGCGCCCAGCCCGCCCAGTGCTTCGCCAATGCCGCCAACTGCCATTCCTGCACCGGCTCCTGTCGTTCCCAGCTGTCCAAGCATGGGCAGCAGTCCACTCAGGGAATTGCCGACATTTGCCGCGGCTGTCCCGATGTTGGCAAGCTTTCCCGCAAGGTCTCCATTTTGAATTCCAGAAAACAGCTTCAGCAGCATGTCTCCTGCCCCGCCGGTCAGCTGCTTTCCGGTGTCCGTAAACAGCAGATCGATCAGTCCCGTTGCCGCCGAAATGATGGCACCGGCGTAGTCTCCCTGCATGGCGGATGCAATGGCCGAGACGAATTCCGTCCCGATCTCCATGCCTTCCTCGCTGAATGCCGCCTTGAATACGGTGCTCAGGGTGTTCGTCATCTCCTCGCCCATGGCTCCGGAGACCTTCGTCCACACCTCGCTGCACGCATTGCTGATGGGCACCCAGTTCTTCTGGATGGCATTGGCAAGCTTTACCACCGCGCTTTTGGCGCTGTCCTCAAGGCCCATGGCATCTGCCAGTGCCCCTGCAAAGCTCACCATAGAACTGCGGGAGGAGAGCAGCTGGTCCTTCAGGTCGTTCACATCGTCTTTGCTCAGCGGATTGCCATTCAGGTCTTTGCCGTCCGCCAGCTGCTGCTGGATGAGCCGGGTCTTTTCCAGCTCGGCATTCATGTTCTGCAGTGCTTCCACTGTGCCGAGGATGCTGGTAGTAATGCCCTGATACTTTGCTTTTCTTGCCTCAGCGCTGTTTTCGCCGTACTGCTCCACCGCCTGCTTGTAAGCGTCCTCACGGTCCTTCAGGCTGCCATCGCCGTAGATGCTGGTCAGCAGGTCCATCCGACTCTGCATCCGGCTCTGTTCGTCCTTGATGATGGAAAGCTGCGCATCCAGCTTGTTCAGAGACTGCTTTGCAATGTCATTTTGAAGCTGCAGGCTCTCGGTCTGCGCATCCAGATAGTCGTTCCAGGCTTCCTTTGTGCGCAGGTCGCTTTCGCCGTATTCCTTCCGCAGGGTCTCCCACTGCTCTTTCGCCTTGGCTTCTTTTTTCTGCTTCAGCTCCAGTTCGTCCTTCTGGTACTCGGTCTCCCGGTCGATCTTGTCCAGCTTTGAGGCAGTGTTGCTGTTCTGGGCCGTCCAGAGGTTGTACTCCTTCTCCAGCGTGTCAAGGTCGGTGTCGTACCGCTTCGTGATATCCTCAAACAGGCCGGTATACTGGTCTGCCTGCAATTTCGCAAGGCTGGTCTTTTCGCTCAGCAGGCTGGCGTAGGCTTCCTTGGTCTCGGTCTTGTCTGCGCCCCAGCGCTTCAGCATTTCGTCGTACTTTGCCTGTGCAATGGCCACCCGGTCGGTCTGGTTCGCGATCTCCGCCGCCGCATTCTCCATCTTCTTCGCCAGCAAGGTGTCCTCGTCCGCGCTGTACTGGTTCTCGGCCTGCCACAGCTCGTATTCGCTGTCCAGCACTTCCCGGGCCGTCTTGTTCGCTTCCAGCTTCGTCTTGTACTTTTCCTCGATCTGCTGGGCTAAGGTCTTCTTCGTGCCGGAGGAGCCTTTTTTCTTGCCGGTGCCTGTCGGATTCTTGGCATCCTTCGGGTCCTTCTTTATATCCGCGTCAAGATCTTCGGCAGTCAGTCCGGTCTTGCCGCCGGGCTGCTTCACGCGGTAGGCCGATATTTCTTTTTCATACCATTCGTCAAAGCCCGGCATTCCCTGATATTCACTGCCGCTGAGCAGTGCATTTTGAAACTGACTGCCGTAGTTCTTTGCCTTATTCAACAGTCCCGGGAACAACTTATCCAGCCAGCTTCCGGCAGAATCCAGCATTCCGCTGATACCGTCACCAATGGCAGCCGTGCCGTCCGTTCCGGTCAGTCCTTCCTTGAAGCCCTCCGGGATGTATTCGCTCAAGGTCGCCATCCGTGCAGAGGGCGAGTGAATGCCCCAGAAATTGCGGAAGAATGTTTCTACGGTACTGCACAGTGTCGCTATACCGCCGGTCACAGCGTTCGTGCTTTCCGGACCGGTCAGGCCATTTGCAAGGCCCTCGGCCATATAGGTGCCATATTCCGTCATTTCTCTCTCATCCGCTGCGGTGTCAGCAGAGTCAAGCAAACTTCCAAGCAGTCCGCCTTTCACGGTAAACCAGTTCACCGGGTTCAGCTGCTTGCCGATCAGTTCCCCGGCTTCATCTTTTTTCTCGCCCAGCCATTCAACAAACTGGCTCCACAGCTCTTCCAGCGCGCCTTCAATGCCGTTTCCCTCGCCGCCTTCTCCGCTCCATGCCCAGCCGATCAGGTCGATCACGGTCTGGATCAGCACTTTGCAAAGGGTCAGCAGCGCCGCGCCAATCGGCTCCGCGCAGTTGTTGATGGTATTGCAGATGGCTGTCAGGATCGCCGTCAGCGCCGCTTCAATGTCGTCTGCCGCGTTCACGATCACCTCGCGCAGCGGTCCTGCAAATGCACTCAGCACTGTAAGGATCGCCGCAGCAATGCTCAGCTTGATAATGCCGCCTGCAAATGCACTGAAGGCTTTGCCAAGGCTGATAAGGCATGCCGAAAATACAACCATGCCTGCCGCCACCGGTGTAATGGCACCAACGGCAAACAAGCCCAGCATGATGCCAATGGTTCCGATCACTCCCGCAAAGGCTTCTCCTGCCGTCAGGCTGGCCAGTCCCTTAAAGGCCGGTGTCAGGATCAACAGTGCAGTGGCCAGCATCAGGCAGGCACCGGCTGCAGATGCCAGATTTGCGGAAACAAATCCAAGCCCCCAGCATCCTGCGATCAGTACGCCAAGTGCTGCTGCAAGGCCGAACACGCTCTTTACAATATCTGCAAAGTCAACATCCGCCAGCATTTTGATAGCCAGCGCCATTTCGATCATTGCCGCGCCCATGGCCACCATTGCCACCGCCGCAGCCGTGCTCTCGGGTGCCCGCTTGCCAAGCAGATACAGTGCGCCTGCCAGCCCGATCAGCATTAAGCTCACACCGGCCATACCAGCGCCGCCAATGTCCGTCCCCATGGCTTTGCCCATCTGTTTTACGGCAGCTGCCATCACCAGCAGCGAAGCGCTGGCGATCACCATGCTCTCTGCACCCATTTTCATCCGCAGGGGGTTCACCTTCGTGTTTGCCATCAGCACCAGCAATGCCGCAATGCCGCTCACTACCAGCCCTGCGCCCCGGATACCGTCCATCATGTGGTCGCCAAGGCTTGCAAAGATCGCCACAGCCCCTGCCGCCATCAGCAGCGCCGTTCCCATTGCGTTAATGGCAATCAGCATTCCACCCAGCTTCACAAGATACTTGATGATTTTGTCAAGGGTGCTCACATCCGCTTTTCCCGCCAGCCTCTGCGCAAAGCCTGCCGCTATGGTCAGGATGCTAATGGCAATGGCCACACCGTTGATGGCTTCCACGGCTCCGTCAATGTCAAGGCCGTTTGCTTCCGCTTTTGCCAGCGGGATCAGTGCCAATGCGATCATGTCCACCGCCGCAGCCGCAGCCACAAATCCGCCCGCACCCTTCACGCCGCCAAGTTGCTTGTTGAACAGTGCCAGCAGTCCGGTCATTCCAGCCAGCATCGCCGCAATGTGCCCAACCGCTTCCACGCTTTTCTCTGCCTGGGCCGCGTCCATTTTTCCCAGCTTTGCAACCGTGTTCGTCAGCGCTGCCATGCCGATGCTGATAGCTACAACGGTCCCGATCAGTTTCGCCGTGTCAAGGCCTGTCAGGTCAGTGGCTGCCAACACTTTCAGCGCCACTACCATGCTGAACAATTCCGAGATCACGCTGGCCAAAGCCTGCACCGCCCGCGTCGGGTCGTTGATCTTCGCCAACAGATACATGCTCCCGCTGATTAACGCCACCGCCGTTGCAATGGCTTTCGCTGCAGTTGCGAGGTTGTTCGTGGTGTTTGCCTTCGTCCAGGTGTTCACGGCACCCGTCAGGCTGTTAAAGAAATCACCGATCGGGTTTGCCAGCGTTTTCTTGAAGTTGTCGCTTGCCTTCTTCAGCAGCACCGTTGCACCGTAGATTGCTGCCGCCAGTACGCCCACGTCGATCAGCGCCAGCAGCCGGTAAAGATCCACTCCATCCTGCAGGTTTAAGAAATCCTTCACCGCGCTGAGCGCATTCCTGCACGCACCGCTGATGTTGCTCATAATGCCGGTCAGCGTTCCGCCAAAGTCCGCAAGCGCCTTTTCTGCCTTCTCCGACAGGCTCAGCACCACGTCCCGGATGTTCTCCAGCAGCGGTACCTTGCTGTCGGCAAACTCGCTCACCATGTCCCCGGCACCATTGAACCCGTTGAATGCACGGCCGATCAGTGCACCCATACCCTCAAAGGCTCCCAACAGAATGCCGCCCAGCAGCTGGAACGCCGTACCGATGACATTTCCTGCCGAAACACTGCCTATTTTGAATTTGTCCAGCACACTGCCCACGGCATCCACCACGGTGCCGAATGCGCCGAACTGCTTCTTTGCCTCCTCCATGCTTCCGCCGCGCACAAGGGCCTTCACGCCCTTCACCACGTCCACAATGGGGCTCACCAGCGCCGCAACAGCACCCACAAGGATACCCAGCACGTCGCTAAGGCTCTCTGCCTGTCCAAGGCTTTCGTCCACCCATGTCAGCAGATTGCCGATGCAGCTTCCAATGTTCAGCAAAAGGTCGCCCATCGGGCTCAGCAGATCCAGCAGCTTTCCAAGGATCATAAAAGCAGTCTTGCCAACCGCCTTCACGCCCTTCAGCCCGATGCTCAATACACGGAATACGCCGGTAAATACTTTCTGCACCTTTTCCGCAGTTTCTTCGCTCAGCGCCATTTTCCCGGTCAGCTCGTCAAACCCCTTCAGGAAGTTGTACAATGGGCTTCCGTCGGTCATGAACACATCACCGAATCCGTCCCGGATCGGGCTCAATACGCTGTTGATGCCTTCCAGCACGTTCAGGATGCCATTAAAAAAGTGCTCCCGACCGCTCAGCTGGTTCATCTTGCCTGCAAGGTCGTCCAGGTTCACACTGCCATTTTGAATTTTCTCCGCCATAGAGTCGTAGGCATTTGCCAGCGCGTCCACCTTGTCCCGGTCAAACCCCAGCTTATCCAGCTCTTTGTCGCTCATGGCGGCACGCTGATGGTAGTAGTCAGCCGCTTCCCCAAGCACTTCGTACAGCTGCTGGGCTGTCACACCGCTTTCTTCCAACGCCTTCTGGAAACTGCCAGCCTCTTCAATGCCTTCCTCACTCAGCAGGCCCTGATTCACCAGTGCTTTCTGCAAAAGGTTTGTGTAGTTGTCTCCGGCTTCACCAAAGCCTTCCGTTCCAAGCAGCTGGTCAAGGCCGGAGTCGAAGGCACTCTTCAGCCAGTTGTTCCGCCCGGCCGCACCGCCTGCGAACATGTTCCAGAACTCTTCCGCCAGATCGCTCCAGAATCCCTTTGCTTCCTCGTAGTTGCCAAACAGGATATCAAAGGTCTCCATCCAGCCGCTGCTCACAGCGTCCTTCGTGGCGTCCACCGCTTCGCTGAAGCTCTTTGCTTCCTGTGCCGCCTTAAAGGCCTTCACGGTCACTTCGTCGTACTTGTCAGCCAGGGCATCAATGGCCTGTGATGCCAGCATACCGGGATTCGCGTCCACCATCTTCTTCACGGCTTCGCTGAACTCGGCAAACTTGCCAAAAGCGGTCTCCATCACCTCTTTGTCAGCCCATTTTTTCGATAGCGTTGAGCTGAACGTGCCAACCGTCACATCGCCTTCTTTGATCTTGCCAAGCGCTACACCGGTTTCGATGATCTGCTTTTTCAGCTCAGCAGTTGCCACGCCAGCAAGCTCTACCGATTTCCAGTCCATCAGGCTCAGATAACCCTGACTGTAACTCTGGTTCAGGTTATAGATCACGCGGGAGAACTCGCTTGCACCCTTGCCTGCATAGGCCGTGGCGTTTGCCATGCCCATGATCATCGGGATAACTTTCTCAATGTCACCGCCGGACGCTGTAAGCTGTCCAAGGGATTGTGTCATGTCGGTAAAGCTGTAGCTTGTCTCGTCCGAAAACCACATCAACTTTTCCAGATACCCGTTCACCTTCGCAATGCTCTTACCCGTCGCGTTCATGATGGTCTGTACGCTGGCAGTCTTCTGGGCATACTTGTTCCAGCCGCTCGTCACCTGATCGAGGGAAAGGCTTTTCACCAGCTTCTCACCGGTGTCCACGGCCTGTCTTGTAATGTGGCTCAGGGCCGCAACGCCCATCACTTCCACGGCCGAAAATTTTCCGCTCAGGTTGTCCAGCGCGCCCTGCATCTCGTCAAAGTCCACTTTAGCCGATGCATCGCTGATCTTTTCAAAGCCCTTTTCCGCGCCGTCCAGCTGTAAGCTGTCGTTCAGCTTTTCAAGGCTCTGCATGGTCTGGTGCACATTCTTCTCAAACTGCGCGTTGTCAAACCGCATTTCTACTACGCGCTCGTCCACTTCCTGGCTCACAGGCTCTTTACCTCCTTCCACAGTTCATCGGCCAGAGCGGAAAAAATCGGAGCCAAGGCAGGGTTAATGTAATCTACCCCCTGCACATAGGCTCCGTTTCTTGTGCCGTGTCCGTATTGTAAAATCACCGCAATGGGTACTCCGTCCACAATGTTGGAGTTCTTCCAGCACAGCGTGGCCCCGCTCTTGTCCATTTTGATTTCGTAGCTCCAGCTTGCCGCCGTCTTTCCGGTGGCCTTCGGGGTGGCATCCGCAAGCCGTTCTACACCCAGCTTTCCGTATTTCTCAAGGATCGGCCGCACACTCCAGCTCTTGATGTGGCTGAAAAAGGTCAGGCTTTTCTTAAAGTCGCCTTTCTGCCGGATCTCGATGATTTTCGACATGAAAACTCCTTCCGTCTGTGCACTTTGTTCGCATCCACCTCCCTCAGAGATGGAGGCTTTTGTGATCCGTAAAGCGTCATCTTTTTCGCCAGAGGCTCCCTCTCAGAGGGAGCTGTCGAGCGAATGCGAGACTGAAGGAGTCACCCCCTCGAGTGAAACTTCGCCCTGCGCTGTGCGTTCAGCGCCCGGATGTGCGCCGCCTGCTCGTGTCTGCCCATCTTCTCGGGCGGCAGGTTCTCTTCCCCGCAGGCCCGGATCAGTGCCAAAAGCCGGTTCAGGTGCCACTTTTCGCACTCGAACGGGATGCCGTAGCTTGCCATGGCGGCGTAAAACAGGTCTGCCGTCTGGTAGCGTGCGCGCTTCTTGCCGCCTTTGCGGTCTTTAAAGGTCGCGGCCGTCATCGGGTCGCTCATATATCGTTGAATGGCCAGCCAGTCTTCCCGCCGCAGTCTTGCGTATACGGTCGGGTCCACACCCTTTGTCAGAGTCATGCATCGGACGAAATCAAGCGTTTCTTCGCGTGTTTTCTTCACGTTTTCGTCCAAGTACGGCTTGTGCCACTTGCTTTCCCATTTAGACAGGGAGAGCAGGCTGTATTCCAACCTCAAAGTTACCGGCTCGTCGTATACGAACATGTTTGTTCGCTCATCCCAGCGTTCTTCGCCGGGAATATGCAGCTCAAGCATTCTTTCACTCTCCCTGTGCTCTTAAATGTGCTCCTTTAAAAGGCTCCCTCTTAAAGGGGGCTGGCGCGTCAGCGCCTGAAGGAGTAAAAAATAAAGGCTGCCCGGAAATTTCCCGGCGCAGCCTCTCTCCGCCAAAGCGGCAAAATATCAGAGCTTATCAGCCCTGTTTCGATGCCACACTCAGCGCAGGCGCAGCGCTTGCGGTTGCGGCCATCTCCATAGCCGGGTTCTGCTTCGGCATGTCGGCGGGCATAATGCCGTTCACAAAGGCGCTTGCTTTGGCCTCGTCCGTCACCAGATCCATGTAGATCATGCTGTAGGCCGGATGTGCCTCAAACTCAGCACGGATGGTGTCGTTCTTCATGAACAGGCGGCCGTCCGTACTCTTCTTGCCGTAGCTCTTCAGCACCACATCCTTGAACAGCTTCACCAGCTCCAGCTGGCTCTTCGCTGCAATGATCCTCTGGATGTAGGCACGCATGCCGCCCTCCATACTCAGCTCCATCTCGGTGATCTCCGCCTTCGACAGATTGAAGTAGAAGTCCTCGGTGCGCTGGTTGCCGTCATAGTCGGTATAGGAAATGGTCTTTTTCAGCATCTTAATCTCTCCTTATCGGTTCATTTTGATTTTTTCCTCTCAGCAAAGCTCGCCCCTTCGGGAGAGCTGCAAGCAGCACCGGCAAATGCTGGACTGCGCGATGAGAGGGCGTTTTTTACACAGCAGCCTTTACTGCAGCGAGCAGCTCGTCCGGGGTGGGCAGCTTTGCATTCTCGCTGTCGGTGCCGTACAGCAGGTCTTCCACGGCCTTCATCTGCTTTGCGGTCAGCTCAGTGCTGTCAAACTCTGCCACCGCCGCAGCCTTCAGGTCTGCAATGTTCACAGGCACGGTATCGCACTCCCAGCTGAAGGTCTCGGCATCCGGGCTGTCGTTCATAGTCTCGTGGCTCTTCTCAGCAGGCTTTGCGGTCGCATTCCACACCACATGGATGATGTAACCGGCATCGGGGTCCTGATCGGTGCCCACCTTGGTCTGCCATGTAAAGCCGAATGCCTTGCGCTTCTGCTGGCCGATGCGCACGCCCTTCACAGGACTGCCCAGACCGTCGCAGGGCTCAAACTCGGGCGGGTACATATAGGATTCAATGGTAAAGCCGTAGTCCTCGCCGGAGATCAGGCGGGCGTACTTCATGTTGTCAGCCCACAGGTCGGTAGGTTCTGCGCCGCTGGGGCTTTCCGTCACGCCGGTCAGGCCGTTCCATGCAGCGCCATTGTCGTAGCCCTCGCCATCGGCCTTGGGGTAAACCACGCCGTGCGAAACACCGGCGTGGAACTTGCGGGTACCGTCAACGTCCCAATTCAGTTTTGCCATAGGTTTTGTCCTCCTTTATAAATAGGTATCAGTACCACACGCTGAATACGTCGTGGTATAAGTTGTCCGAAATAAAATGGCGGTCATAAGAAGCCTTTGCAAGCAAACTCATGGCCGCTGTCATTTCGCTGTCCGGTTTCGTGTCGATCACGGTAACAGAATAATGGAAGGTCTGGCGGTATACGCGGTCGTCAGCCTTCGGGCTGCGGATCTTTTCCAGCTTGTAGCAGATACAAGGATATTTCATCCGCAGGTTTGCAGGCGGCTGGTAGTACACGTTTTCACTGCCGCACCGCTGTTTCACGATGCTGCGCAAAAGCGCATCCAGCCCGGAGCGTCTTTCACTCAGTTTCATTGCCATGCCATAACCCTCCCAGCGTCAGCACGATGCGCGGGTACTCCACGCTCGCGTCCGTCACATTCCATTTTCCGCCGTAAAGCGTCACATACCGGAGATTGCAAAAGTGCTCCTGAACATACGGGTCAGCGATGACGCTTAGCGTGTTCGCAAGGCTGATATCATCATTCACCTTGTCGGGGGACTGTAACCTGCGCGTGTTCCGTGTCAGGTCGCCGTAACAGTCACGCTCTGTCACGATCTCCGAGTGCACACTCAGCTCTGTCTCCTTGGTCTCCACGAAACCAAGCTTCCCAAACCACTTGCTCATAGCACTTTCACTCCATTTTGAATTTTCTGCTTACTTTTCGGCAGAAGCAACCCATGCCTGGGTCTTCACGGTCTCACCGGCCACAACGGTGATCACACCGGTCGCACCAAAGGCCACAGGCACCAGATAGTTTGCGCCCTCCACGATCACCAGACGGCCCTTCACGAAGGCATCCTCGATCTCGGCCTTGGTCACGGTCTCCTTATAACCTTCGTCGGCATACAGCTTGTGGTCAGCGGTCTTGCCATAGGCCACATAGTTTGCAACGTGCAGGTCCTTGCCCTGCTCATAGAGCTTGTTCAGCATTTTCTATCATCCTTTCCTTTAAAAAAGGCTCCCTCAATGAGGGAGCTGGCGAACAGCGCCGCCGTCAGGCGGACTGTGAGACTGAAGGAGTCTCTCATGCAGCCCACTCAATGGCCATAGCGCTGTAGGGGCTGGTCAGTGCACCGGAGCAGCGGGTCTCGATCAGGTACTTCTGTGCGTTGAAGTCGATGTCAAAGTCATCGAACATGCTCACGGCACCGCCCTTGTCCGCACCCACGGTATAGTCGGCCAGGTTCACGATCACAGCAGCCAGATCACCGCCCTTGGCACCCTTGCGGCCTTCCATTTCGGGAATGGTCACGATCTTGGCAACACGCAGCTTTCGGGCCAGTGCGGCCTCGTCCGTATACAGCTGGCGGCCCATGCCGTCTTCCAGCAGCAGCATCTCGGTCAGGGCATCCTCGGTGGTAAACATAGTCGGGGTGCCGCTGCCGCGGTAGTCCTTGCGGGCACGGATGGCCTGCTTGATAAAGGCCTTGTACTTGTCCTCCACGGTGGAAAGGCCGGTGGTCTTCACCTGCACCTTGATGGTAAACAGGTCGGCGTCGTTGAACACCGGACGGATGCAGTTCTCATCGATCTTATCACGGCTTGCTGCCATGCGGCCGTCACCCAGAATGTAAGCCAGTGCCAGCTCACGGTTCAGCTTGTAGCGCATCTCATTGTGCAGCCATGCCACTACGTCAAAGCTGGCAATGTCTACCACATCGTCGCGATCCAGCTCCTGCTTCTTGTACACCGTGGTCGGGCCGGTGGAGCGGCGCAGCAGGCCGAACACCTCTTCCGTCTTGTAGTTGCCCTTCAGGTAGCCCTTGGCACGTGCATCGTCCTCGGTCAGGTCGGCGAACAGGCTCTTGAAGCGGCTGAACGGGATGTGCTTCACGCCGCCCATCACCACGCTCACCCAGTCGTCGGGCTTGTCAATGATGCGGGGCGGGGTGTCCAGCAGGTGATCTTCCGGGAACAGCCAGTCGATGTTGTCAATGCCGTGGCACAGAGCGTTCACCTCGCTGTCCTCAATGCCGGCATTTGCAAAAGCGGCCTTCATGGTGCCGCAGGTCTTGGCGGTCTTCACCACCTTGTTGATTTCGTCAATGCTGTGCTTCAGCACGGTGCCCTTCGTGTCCTTCTCAAATACGTTCTGCTTCACGGTTTCTTCCTCCTCGTCATCAGTCTCTTCGCCGTCACGCTTTTCCAGGGCCATGCCCACCAGTGCGTGGCAGCACTCCTGCTGTTCGGGTGTCATGCTGTTGTACACCTCTTCCAGCGTCTTGCCGTCTTTCTGTTCGTCCGCCATCTTGGCTTCCTTCTGTGTTGCTTCGTCGGTCGCTGCATCACCGCTGTGTACAAGGTCGTCCAGCGGCTCACCGTCCGGGTCCAGTCCGTGGGCAATGCTCAGGCCACCGTCTGTGTAGATGAACGCTTCGCCGCCCTCGTAGTCCTCGTCAGCGCTGTGCTTCACCACCTCATCGATCAGCGCACCGGGGTTGCAGCCTGCCAGCACAAGGCTCACTTCTTGAATAATGCCGTGCTGGACAGTGTTGCCAGTCTTCTTGATGCAGTTTGCATAGATGGAAAAAGCGTTCAGGTCGCCATTTTCCACGCAGGCCTTCGCGGTCCGGCCGGTATCCGTATCGTTGAACTTTGCGTAGCAGTACATGCCCCCGGGCCGGTTCTCCAGCAGGCAGTGGCCAAGGACGTTTTCCAGGTTGTCATGGTCATGGTTGTACACCATGGTCACAACTTTACCGTCGCATTCCTGGAACGCATTCGGTGCAATGGTCAGGCCATCATAGCACTTAGTCTTAGCCTTCGTGGCCCATCCGCTGCAGTCGTAATCAAACTTCGCCATTTTGATTTGCCATACTCCTTTCTACGGCTTCCTTTCCAGCCGTGATCGTTTTGTTTCTCTCAGCAATCTCCGCATCGGATTGCGAAATATTGCTGTTCCGCAGTTCGTCCGCCTTCGGGTCCTTCGAGGGCTTCATTCCCAGCAGCTGCCGGAACTCATTGCTTGTCAGGATCTCGTTGCGGGTAAATTTGTCCGCCATCTCGGCAACGGCGCTCACCGGTGCCAGCTTGAACGGGTCGCGGAAGTACATCATACTCTCGCGGCCTTCCTTCCGGTCCTCCTCGGTCAAAAACTTTCGCTTCAGCTCATCCACGGCTGCTGCCACAAGAGGTTCAATGGTACGGTTCTCATAGTTCGTCATCACCGCATCGCTTGCTGTACCGTTCATGATCTCCGGGGTAATGCCTAACTGGCTGTATGCCATGTTGGTCAGGTATTCCACGGTTTTCAGGAGGTTATTTTCAAGGCTGCGGTTCAGCTGTGTAATGTGTTCCGAACCATCGGTATAGGCAATGCCGTATTTAGAACCGGTCAACTGCCGTTCGATCTCGGCTCTCCGGTCGTCCGCTCTCTTTTTCTGGATGTCGTTGCGCACTACGTATGGCAGCTGGATGATAAGATCCAGTTTTTCAGATCCCAGCTGGTCATCCACCACGTCCATCAGGTTCAGCTTGCGGATCAGGCGCTGGATGGTGCCGTTCGGTTCGTTCATCACCGCATAGAACGGGTTCTCGATCAGGGCCACTTCTGCTTTCGGCAGGGTGATCTCCTCTTTCTGCCCGGTCTGGTCGTTGTACACTTCCAGCCGCACATCATCGGGGTACCATTCCTTCACCTTTGCCACCCGCATGGAAAGGATCTTCGCTTTGCCGGTCTCTTCGTCCACATCCACGTCCACCGGCACCAGCGCCGCCACGCCCTCGTCCAGTACAGAGAGGAACATGTCATACCGCAGTGCCCTGCCGGTCTGGTCCTTGTTGCCGGAAAGGTTCAGACAGCAATTAAGGCCCGAATCAACGGTTTCGTCGTAGCGTCCGTTTTCATCGAGCCTTACGTGGTTGATTGTGATGCCCGCTGCGTCCATGGCAATGCGGGTATATATGGCGGTCATGATCGTGCGGTCGTTTGCACGGTTCAGCCGTACCCGGTCAGGCCGGTAGCTGCTTCCTCCGCCATAGTAGTTCTTCCCGGGAGGGTCCCGGTTCGTAAAGGCGTTCCACGCCCGTTTCAGGCGGGAGCCAACGTTTATCGCCATTTTGATTTTTCCTCCCGGTCAGTTCTTCTTGTCGTCCTGTTTTGCCTGTCCGCCGCTGGCGCTGCCGCTTACAATGGCATTTGCCAGATCAGGGTTTTCAAAGGTGTTCGTCACAAACTGCTTTGCGCTGTAACTCATTGCGCCCGCCACAGCCTTAGTCAGGAACTGCTTCCCGGCGTCCTTCATCACGCTTTTCACAAAGCTCTGCCCGCCGTACACATCACTGCGCAGCTGTTTCACGTCCTTCTGCAGCTGCAGCCGTTCTTTCTCCGCTTTCAGTTCCCGGTTCGGGTCGTCCGCGCGGATGTTGGTATCCCCCTGCAGGTCGCGGTACTGCTTTTCCATCTGCAGGCGGTTGATCCGTGCCCGCAGCTCCTCGTCCGAGTAGTCCTCGGCCTTGCCACCCTTCCGCTTCGGGGCGTACTCCGTCTTTGCGGTCGCACCTTCACCGGCGTTCTCATCCCCGGCATAGTGCTTTTTTCCGGCTGCGGTCAAAGTGCCGTCCTTGTTCTGGTACCGCCGAACGCCCCACTTCATGCCCTTGATGCCTGAATGGTGGAGTGCACAGTTCTTTTTATGCTCCCACCAGTCATTTTGATTTGTCATTTACTCACCTTCTTTCGCGCTCTATTGCTTTTATTCGCGTTTATGCTATACTGGCTTTAACAGCCATTCTGTGAGGAAGGGGAATCGTGTATGTGGAGTGCTAAATGCCCCAAATGCGGAGCAAAGATCCTGTTTGAAGATGCCAACGCAAAAGTCATTCAGTGTGCGTCCTGCGGAGCACAGGTCCGCGTTAATATCAACGTGAACTATAACTACTCCAAATCAGAGCACACCGAGCATATCGTCGATGATGCAAAGATCAAGCAGGCCCAGAATGTCGATCGCGTCATCAACCTTTTTGCCTCTCCCATCGAGGAGCGACGCGCCAAAAAGAAGTCGGAAGAAGAACGTATCCAGCGCGAAGCAGACCAAGCCGAGCGTATCCGCAAAGAGCAGGAGGCAAAAGACGCTGAAGAACAGCGTGCTTACGAAGAATGGGCCTCCGCTCAGCACGAAAAACATGCCCGCCAGGCTGGGCGCGCAATTGCCAAGGCAATCAATTACTATCGTGCCAACGAACGGAAAATCCTCATCAGCGTCGTTCTCATTGTTGCTCTTCTCGCCTGCCGCGGTGTTTACGATTCCATCAATCAAAAGCGGGAACAGGAACTCGCCGCACATCAGGCCGAGCTTGCCCGCCTGAAGGATGAAGAGATAGCCGCATCGCACCTTGCTATGGGCGAAGTCCGCATGCCAAACATTTCCATGAGCGAAGATGCCCGCGATGTCATGAAAAAGCTGCGTGATGCCGGTTTCATCAATATCGTCGATCAGCCAAAGCAGGATCTCGTTCTTGGCAAAAATCACGCTCAGTACGACATCATAGAGATCACTGTAGACGGCGCACCTTCCTTTAAAACAGGCGATTGGTACCCCCTCGATACCGAGATTGTTGTGTCCTATCATACCTATATTTTCGAGTAACGACGAAAGGAGTGCTCTGCATGACGGTCACTTGCCCGAACTGTGGTAGTGAAATTCCAGTACTAACCCGAAAGAAAAAGTCCATACAGTGTCCTTACTGCGATATGGGTGGGCTTGAACTTGACCTTGATTATTTTGATGAAGAAAGCAATCAACCGGTTACCGGATGGAGAAGTTTTGAATTTCAGCATCCGCGTGCCGCCAAAGCCGTCAAAGCAACCGGATATGCCGCTATGGCAGCAATGCTTGCTGTCGGAGGCATTGAACTTGCAAAAGATAAAATTGCCGAATTAACAACTAGTCCAGAAACCAAATCTGCTGACGAGCCTCTAATTCCAGAATCTTCTACGGACGACAGCCTGTCAGATTCATGCGTGCCTGAAGCAACAAATTCGTACATAAGTCCTGATGAGTATGACTCGGTTCTTCGTCAACACGACTTAAGCATAAGAAATCTTGGAGAAAACCGTGTTCATTCTCCTGAGAAAGAAAAACAAGCAGCTGATCTTGGAATAAAGCTTCCACCACATCAAACCATAGTAAACCCATTTCCCCAGCATCACAGGGTAAAGAAGCAAGAATCTTAATCACTCAAACGCATCCCGGTTCTGCTTCCACGCAATGTAAGCATCCATCATAGCTGCCACAGCATCGATCTTCTGGTCCTGCCGCTGCTTGTAAAGCTTCCGGTTGCCGTTGGTGTCCACCAGTGCAACGCAGTTGCCCATCGCAAACTGCATCAGCTTTTCGTCAAACAGCAGCTTCCGCTGTTCGCTCAGCTTTTTCAGCTCGCCCAGCGGCACGCTCTCGGTCCTCGCACCCTGAATTACTTTCGTAATGCCAAAGGTGCCGTTCTCCTGCCCCCAGCGCTCCACGAATTCCTGCGCGTTGTAGGGGTCGTAGCCAAACGCCCGCACGTCGTACTGGTTCTGCTGCACGAAGTTATCAAGGTCTTCATACACCTGCATCATGTCCAGCACCGTGCCGTCAAATACGAATAGTGTCCCCTCTTTCATGAACTCTTCGTACTGGTTTCTCCGGCTCACGGGCAGCTGGCTCAGGGTGTAGCTGGTAATGTAGTCCCTCGTCTTTACCCCAAAATATCCGCTTGAAAGCGGAAACAAAAACGTAAACGCACAAAAATCATCGCCCATGCTCAGGTCCGCGCCCATGGCGCATGGCATCTGCCAGTAGCTTCTCGGTCGGTGGCAAAGGGTCTCCTCATATGGGAAAAAGAATGTGTAACCCTCCATCGGCAGGTTGAAGCGCTTTGCAAGGATGTCGTTCCGAGCACTGGGCGATTTTTCGGCTCGTTCCACGTCCAGCTGGTAGGTCTCGTAGCTTACGGTCTTGCCCAGGTTCGGGTTTGCCTTCAGCCACATCTCCGGCTGACCAACTTCCTCAATGCTGTCCAGCTTGTAGTACCAGATGGAAACGTGCGGATTGATGTACTCCCCCTTCAGGATGCTCAGCAATTCCATTTTGATGTCGTCGCCGCATCCGTTGCGCACCGTGCCCTCGCTGCTTGCCGCAACGATCAGGTAGTTCTCGTTTTTCGCCGCGCCCTGCTCAATGGCACCAATGGGGTCTTCTCGGATGTCACAGCTCAGCCATTCGTCCACGGTCGCCACCGTGTCGCGCCTGCCCTGCAGCTTTTCAATGGTCATGGGGCGCACTTCCAAAAGGCTGTTGGTCACAAAGTTCTCGATGCCTTTTTTGGTACTTGCCATCTTCACACGGTCTGCTTTCGCGCCAGTGGTGTTCTGCAGGCTGCCATCGGTCATGAACTTCAGCACCGGCCCCTTTGCCCGTGCCAACGCAGTGCGGAAGGGTGCCAGCACTTCATCGGCCTGCTTCATAGTAGGCGCTGTGGTCAGCTGCTGGGTGGTGTTCGTGTTGGCGGTCATAAAGTACGCCTGCAAAAATTCCAGGTACAGGTCGTCGATCCGGTTCATCTCCATGCTGATCTCTCTGCAAACGGGGATCTCCCCGCGCATCACGGCCTCCCGGAACCGGCCGTAGTAGATCGGCGTCGCCGTGTTCGAGAGTGCCATTTTGATTTTTCAGCTCCTGTTTTTATTTCTCAGTCTCTACTGCGTTGGCCTTTTCGGTCAGCATCTCGGTCAGTTCTGCGTACTGTTCATCGGTCAGCTTGTTGGCAGCATAGAAGATATCCAGCTTCTTTGCCATACCGGCGGTCTGGCCGCGCTCGATCATGCGTTTGCAGGTGTTATAAAGTGCCATAGTAGTCCTTCCTTTCTGTTCATGCGGTTGTTTCATCATCGGTCACGCCCAGCTCCAAAAGAGTTAGGCGGTAGTCCTGGTCAAGGTTCAAAGCGTCTGCGTCGGCCAGAGCGGATTGAGTGGATGCTAACTGCTCTGAAACTTCCGTCAGCGTCATGTATCGGTAGCCCACAAGCGTGCCGGAATATTCGCTGGCCGTTACGGTGCCGTCGCTGGCAAAAGTGACTGTGGCACCGCCTGCGGTCGTATACTTGCTGCCTTTCACGACGCGGGCAACAGCTTCCACGGTGTTCTTGTAGTCACTAGAGCTGCTTGCATTCCACCGCTCCTTGATCTCGATATAATCGATGTCATGGTCTTTAGCGGATGTGCCGTCGCCCTCAGTCCAGACGATGCAGGGAGTGGCGGCGGTGCCATACTTATAGCCCTGAATGCAGGTGCTGCCGATATCGGCACTGAGGACGGTTATTTTGATCTTGCGGTCGCTGGCGGTGTATTTGAAAGTAGCATCAGTTGAGCAGATCGCGGATATCGCCTTGTTCTCTCCAGCTTTAAAGCTTAAATCCTTATCAGGAGAAAACTGGAGCACATACGGAGAATTAAAATTCTTCGGAGTGATGCGGATGAAATCCATACCTTCAGGAATGGTGGCTTCACAGCTTATGGTGTTATTCCAGCCCCAATTGCCTGCAGAGATTTGCGTGACAAAGGCCAGACGTTCGGTCGGCGCGCCAGCTTTTGCGACCTGCGCCTGAATCTCTGCCAGCATGGCATCCACGGCTTCTTTGGCCGCAACGGCCTGCCACGTCCCATCCCCGCGCAAAAATTTACCCTGTGCACCGGCTGCGGGTGCAGGCACAAGGCCCTCTTTGCCAGCCGCGCTGGCAGTGGCGGCGGTCATCTTGGCGTAAGTGTGGTCAGTAAAAACAGCGTTGGCCGGTACATCCTTGCCCAGCGAGTGAGTGCAGGCCACCGGCTTGCCACCGCTGATATATACCGGTTTCGTCGCACTGCCCGCGGTTGCGGTATCGAGTTTGACGGCACTGTTGGCCGAGCCGCCAGCGCTGCCGGAACCGGCATAATTGTGGGTGTGGCTCTTGGCTGCAAACACGGAGTCTGCCTTGCTCTTGATATACGCCCACAGCGCACTCATAGGCCTGCGGTGGTAAGTGGTCGTTGTGCTTCCGCCGCCGGCATACTGGGATACATAGTAATCTGCATCCTGCGGGGTGCTGGTACCAGCGCTCAGCGCGTTGATAAGCGCGCTCAGATCGTGGGTGTGGGTCTTATCTGCCTTTCCCGCCAGCGCGTCACCGGTCGCTTTTGCGTCTGCAGGCGCACCCTCGGTGGACAGCGTCTTATCGGTGCTTACGATGGCGGCGGCACGCTTGGCGGCATCTTCTGCTTTTTTCTGTGCAGACTCTGCTCCGGTCTGGTGTTCCTGCGCAGTATTTGCAAACGCTTTCGCATTTTTTTCGCTCTCCGCCGCTTTTGACGTGCTGCCTGCGGCAGCAGCAGCTTTCTGAACAGCCGTGCTGGCGGCATCGGTGGCCATTTTGGTAGAAGCGGCCACATCGTCCAGCGCCCCCGCGCGGGCATTGGAGATGTCCTGCAGGGCTGCAGTGTGGGCGGACTTGGTTTCTTTTACCGCATTGCTTTTTGCGGTGCTGATGTCATCCAGACCGGCCTGTTTTTCTGCAGAAATCGCCTGCACCGCTTCCGTCTTGGCAGCAAGAGTATCGGTCTTGGCCCGCTCTGCGGCGGTGGCGCTTTCAGCAGCTTCCTGCGCTTTGGTGGTGGAGGTCTCTGCAAACCGCTCCACATACTCCATGCCCTGGGCGATATCCTCGCGCACCTCGATGCCGAGGATGGCCGTGCGAATTCCGTTGATGATTTCCTTGAAGGTTTTTGTCAAAGGTTCTTCACCTCCGTGCGTACATCATAAATGGTGTCTTTTTCAAAGTTAAAGGTGTCCCACAGCCATGCGCTGCCCATGTATGCGGTGAGGTTGTAGTTGTAGGGGTTGCACACTGCGGTCAGGGTGACAAGGGCACTGTGCTCCTTGCGCTGCATGGAAACGGTGCAGAACCCGCGCCAGAAGTACGCATCTTTTTTGAAGCGGAACCGCACCCACTGCCCCTGCAGCAGGGCTTCCAGCTCTTTTTGCAAAACGTCCAACTGGTCTTTGGGCCGCAGGCAGGTGGTCTGCACCGTGATCTGGCGCTTTGAGTAGTGCAGCTTGCCATCCAGCGCCCGGCTTAGATCCAGCGGGTGGCCCGCGCCGGGAACGTTCACCAGCATGGAGAGTGTTTCCGCCTTACCCACCTGCGGGTAGCCCTTATTGATCAGCAGGCCAAAGCGTTCCAGCAGAGAGACGGTGCCGCCGCCCTGCAAAATGAGCACGTCGTTGAAGCGGCTGCTTTCGCGGGCGATCTGCTCGATTGCCTTATAATCGGCCAAAGCATTCACCTCCTCACGGCGTGCATACCACGCTAATGCTTACCTCCGCCGTGATATCGCCGGGAGTGAGCTCCACCGAGAACTGCCCTTCCCGGCGCTGATCAGGTGTGCGGGAAAAGTAAAATTCCAGCCACCGGCCTTGCAAGGCGTTTTCCAGCCCGCTGCGGATGGTCTCCCATTGCTCTTTTGGCCGCAGGCAGACGAAGCTCAGCGGCACGGTGCGCTGTTTGAAATGCACCTTGCTGTCCACCGCCTGCGTAAAATCCAGGACCATATCGTAGCCGGGCGGGTACTCCTGCAGGCTTTCCACGGTGGGGGCATTGATCTGCCTGCCCTCTTTTTTGAGCCACAGGCCGAAGGCGGAGCGCAGAGAAATAAAGTTTTCGCCCTGCTGCACCAGCACATCATTCAGACGCGGGTTTTGGGCTGCTGCGGCTTCCAGCGCGGCATAGTCTTTCAAGAGTAGGTCACCTCGCTCCCATCGTCTGCGGTCTGCACCGGCGCAGGCTCTTCTACAGCTGCGGGGCTGTAGGTGAGGGTCTGGCCGTCCCACACATAGTCTGCGCCGCCGTTGAAAGTCTCCGGAAATTCATCGAAAAGCACCTCGTTGAACGGCAGCGGGTCTGGAATCACGCTTTCATGCGCCCACCCGCCCTCATAAAGCCTGCCGTCCGAACAAATTTTACACTTGAACTTGTAACCGTCTTTTTTCATAAGCCCTCACATAAAGCCGTATAGCTCTATCGGAATACACACAGAATCATTGCCAACCCATCCGTCTTTTACCGGCGACTCCAGATCGATAAAGGTCGCAACCGCACCCACACCGGTGGTGTAGAAAGAGGTGCGTTCCTTCCCGGATCCAAATATAATGCCTGAGGTATTCACCGTGACATCTCTGCGGTGAACTGTGTTCCATGGGTACACCATCGAGTAAGTCTTGCCATTGACCGGAAGCACTACTGACACAGGGCCTGCACCGCCTCCGCTCGCAAACCATGTCGAACCTTTTTTGCTTTCAAAGGTGATGAGCACCGCGGAATAGCTGCTCAGGTCAAGCGTAAGAGTGGTCGCCGATATAGAAATCAGATTTTTTCCCCACGAATAAATAGGCTCTTTGTTTTTGATCCCGTGGAAAGTGATTGCGCCGCTGCTGATGGAGCAGCTTCCCGCTCCGTCGGTGATGGAGATGCTCTTTGCCGTGATGTTGACCATGCTGCTGCCCGAAAGCACTTTCACTCCGCTGTTGGTGATCTGCACCTTTTTGTCCGGTAGGCTCTCATGCCCCACGATCAGTCCCGAGGACGCATCAAACGAGAGGAAGTTTGTAGCCGTCTTGGCGGCATCGGCCACGGCAGCGTCGTTGGACTTTTTATAAGCGTTCAGGTTTTTCAGCAGGGCTTCGGTAGAATTGGCACTGGTAGCGGCCTGCTCTTCCAGAAGGTTCGTGCGGCCCATGTTTGCGGCCTGTCGGTCGGTGAGGGTGCGGCGGGTCATGCCGAAGGAATACTCTTTTTTGTCCGGATGGTCGAACGGCTCCACGAGCTTTGTGCACAGCATGATTGCATCCACACTGTGCGGGGCACTGATGATATGGGCATAGCTGGCAAACGTGAGCCGGTCGAGGATGCTGCCATCTTCGGTCTGTCCGTACCCGGCATCCACCAGGTCTACAGCTTTTACGGTATAGCTGGTGACCATCGCATAATTCTGCTGCAGGTCCTGCACGCCAGCGGCAAAGGTGTCGTTGTCGCTGTCCGTATCCTGCTCCCGGATCTTGGAGACGATGCCGAACTTTGCGGCAGCGGCATCGTTCTGGATCCAGCCCTCTTCGAGGTTGTAGCTCCACCCGGCCGGCAGATACTTTGCCACGGTAGCCGCGTCGGTGTCCATGATGCCGTAGCGTTCCTCGTGGTCTTCGTCCGAGTCGTGGGAGTGGTCTTTCCACCACATGAGCTTGTAGTACCACTTCGTTTTTTTCACGGTGTGCTTGTTGCCCACCGGGTAGCTGCGGGTGAAAAGGTCGTTTGTGTCGGTTTTTTCGGTCAGATCCAGAAGGTTCACGCCATACTCGATGTTCTGGTTCACCTGCCGCTTCACTTCCACCGCCTGATCGCAGTAGTTGAGCACGTTATTGCCTGTGGCGGCATTGAAGGTGCAGTAGGCGTAACCGCCAAAGACCTTCAGCACCAGCTTGTCGATGATATCCCAAATGCTGCCGTAGTCCTCGCCCACGCCATATTTGTCCGCGTCGCCAAAGTGCACCTGCAGGTCACCCAGCGCGGCAGTGATGGTGCCCAGCTCAAAACGCTTCATTTGGTCTTGCACCTGCTCGTTGTGGGCATCCACAAGGTGCTGCAGGAACTGCTTTAACGTGCCCTCGTAGTTGAAGGGTGTCACGCAAGAATCGTTGAAGAAGCTCAGCGCGCCCTCGCAGTAGATCACGCGGCGGTTGTACCAGTCCGCTTCGTGGTTCAGGATGCGCCCGCGCCAGATTTCTTTGCCGTCCTGCTTTGCCACCACCACGGTGGACATTTTCTGCAGCATGCTATACTGTGGGTGGTCCCGGGGCATGGTAAAAACAAGGTTGCCGCCCTTGCTCACCTCGCGGGTAAGCTTGGGCGACAGCACCAGTGCCTGCGTGTTGCCGGGGCGGTAGATCAAAAGCTCAGCGTCCGGGTTGCCGAACGGGTAGCCGTAAATCTCATACATCTACATCAATTGCCCCTTTCGGATAAAATCTGCATCTGGCCCAGTTCCGCGTTCATGCCGGGGGCCATCTTGCCCACCAGCGTGCCGTCATCCAGCACAATCTGCTGGTTCGCCACGTCGGGCAGATACTGCTGTACCACCTCGGTAAGGCGGGCCATCTGCTCCTGCATTTTGGCCTGGTAGCCCAGCACAGCGCTGTTGTTCGGGTTGAAGGTGTAAGGGTCTGTGCGGTAGTCGTAGCCCGCAAAGGCCCGCTCGTTGCCGTACCAGTAGGCATCCTGCAGGTCTTTGTAGGACATGGCGGAGGAAACGGTATCTTTCTCCTTGTTTTTGGTCACAAGCTTGTAGATGCCGTAGCCCACCGCGCCCACGCCCAGCACCGCCAGCAGGATCATGCCGATCTCTGGTACGGAAATGCCCAGCGCCGCAAGGCCGCTTCCGGCGGCTCCCGTGGCGGCTGTACCGGCGGCTCCCGTGGCGGCCGCGGTGCCGCCGATGCCGAGGAGTTTGCCGATACCGGACAGAGCACTGGAACCCGCCAGCGCCTTGCTAAGCCCGCCAGAGATGTTGTTGGCCAGATGAATGCCCAGCTGCCAGGCGGTTTGAGCCAGAGTGCTGCTGCCATCCAGCAAGATCTTATTGATCTGCTGGATGATGGCAAGGCCCGCACTTTCGATCTGCTGCTTGGCAGAAGGAGCCAGGCCGGCATACAGGGCAGAAAGTGCCCACTCGCCCACCGAAAGCCAGTCCTGCTTTTTTACGGCAGAAACCAGCGTATCGAAGGTGCCCAGGATGCCTTTGTCCGCCTCGGTCTGAAATTCCTTCCACAGGCCCGAAAGACTGGACGCGGAAGCTTCCTTGATGCTTTTCGTTGTAGTCTCGGTGCCGTCCGCAGCAATGGTGCGGACTCTCTCCACCGTTCTCAGCGTGCCATCAATGATCTCGGTATAGGTCTCGGTAATGACCTGCTTCTGCTGCTCAGTACCATCGGCAAGGATCTCAGTGATCGTTTTGGTGTTGGTCTGGATGCCACTGAGCACTGCATCCGAAACAGAGGTGACCGAAGAAACCACATCCCGGACCACTTCAGCCGTCTGCTGGACGGACTTTTTACCGTCCGAAGAAACCGTAGTGATGGTTTTAACATCCCTCAGAACACCATCCACCAGCTGGCGGCTGGATTCCGTGATGGTTTTCTTGGTCTGCTCGCTGCCGTCAGACAGCTCTTCGTTGACGGTCTGGGTGGTGCGGGTAACCTTGCCAACCACTTCCGTGAGAGTATCGGTATAAGAGTTCACTACGGTTGCAGCCTGCGCCGTTTTCTTCGCGGTATTCGCTGCAGCATTGCCAGACTTGGTATAGGCAGGAATGGCGATATCTGCCACAGCCTGAGCGCTGTTGGCAAGATCATCGTTGGCATCTGCCCAGGTGGCGGCCCAGTCGATCTTGCTGCTGCCCTTGGCGTTTTCTGCAATGGAAGCGCCTGCTGTGCCTAAAATAGAGCCGATGCCAACGGCACCTCCCTTGCCGGTCAGGCCATTGGTAAAGCTTTTGATCAGGTTTTTGCCCCACTGTACAGCCTGCGCGGGCAGGTTTTTGATCCAGTTCAGTGCACTGGAAAAGCCGCCCTTGAAGGCCTCCAGCAGGCTGCTGCCCATGCTCTTGATGCCATTGCCGATGCCTTTCAGGATGTTAGCACCAAGACTTACCCAGTTGATGGCCGAAATCACGGACAGGATCGCCTGAAAGATCTTCTTCCAGTTGGCCAGTAGAGACGGAAATGCCTGTATGATGCCAGCCGCCAGCTGCACGACGATGGAAATGCCCTCAGCCAGGATCTTCGGCATGTTATCGTTGATGATGCCTGCCAGATTGATGATGATATCCGGTGCATAGGCAATCAGCTGTGGCAGGCCCGCGATCAGGCCGTTCAGCAGTTGGGTGATAAGATTCAGACCAGCGTCCACAAAGCTGCCTGCGTTGGCGCGCAGCTGCTCGGTGAACACCAGCAGCTGGGGCAGGGCATTGGAGAAAAACTCTGGGATGCCCTCAGCAAAACCACTGGCCAGCGAGTTGACCAGCTCTGTGCCGCTCTGCAGAAGCTGCGGCACCAGTGAATAGACCACCTCCGGGATGCTAGCCAGTACGTTGCCCACCATTGGCAGCAGGTTGTCCACCAGATAGGTCTTGGACGTCTCCACCAGCGCAGCCAGCGGAGCGGAGAGGTCTGCGCCTGTGGATAGGCTGGACAGCACGTTCTGGAACGCCGCACTCATGGCCGAAAAACTGCCGGTGAGGGTGGTGGTGGCTTCCTTCGCCGTAGTACCGGTGATATCCATTTCCTGCTGGATAACATGAATGGCGCTGTACATGTCGGCCAGGTTTCCCAGGTCGTAATGCACGCCGCTGATCTTTTCAGCGTCCTGCAGCAGGCGCTGCATTTCGGCCTGCGTGCCGCCGTAGCCCAGCTTGAGGTTGTCCAGCATGGTGTAGTTCTGCTTGGCAAAGCCCTGGTAGGCGTTCTGGATATCCTGCATATCTGTGCCCATCTTGTTGGCATTGTCGGCCATATCCACCATAGCCATGTTGGCCAGCTCGGCTGCAGCGTTGGTGTCGTGGCTCACGCTGGCCAGCAGGCTGGCCGCAAAACTGGTGGTCTGCTCCATGTAAGCGTTGGCGGAAAGACCAACGGTTTTATAGGCCTGTGCGGCGTAAGATTTCACCTTGTCGGCACTGTCCTTGAACAGTGTTTCCACGCCGCCCAGGCTCTGCTGTAAAGCACCGCCAGAGGCAATGCTTTCGGCCAGAATTTTGCCGATGCCAGCGGCGCTGATCACCTTGGCAACAGCGCCTACAAGTTTTTTGCCCAGCAGCTGGCCTGCGGCATCACCGGCTTTGGAGCTTTCGCCGCCCAGCGCTTCGGTGATCTTGCCCTGGATGCCCTCGGCTGAGGGAACGATCTGCACATAGGCTTTTGCAAGCTCAATGCCATTTCCCATGCATTTCACCTTCTTTCTGCAGCACGAAGTGCCGCCTCAAATTCTTCCGGACTGTCAAAGCTCTGCACGAAGCTTTCCTCTTCGGGTGCTTCACTGCCCAGCAGGGCCTGGACGATGGACTTCGGCGGTTCCTCGGTGCTGCCCATGTACCGCTCCATCAGCCAGCGGATCGCGTGCAGGCTGTCTGCAATGGATGCCTGCAGCATCTGCTGCAACGTGTATGGTTCGCCGTGCAGCAGCCGCAGGCTGCGGCTTTCCGGTGGAAGCCCGGCAGCCAGAGTGGCCGCCAGCCGCACGGGCAGGCCGCGCCAGTTCAGCACGTTGTAGTACTGGGCAAAATCGCAGATCAGAGCATCCTCATCCGCTGCGATCAGTTCGGCGAGGATGAGGAGTTTTTTCCGGGCTGGATAGAAATCATCAGTTCGATGATCTCACGCTCCACTGCAGTAGAGGGCACACGGCCTTCCGGGGTGCGCAGGTGGTCATACAGCTTCTTTTTACCCTCTTTACCCAGCAGCAGGGGGACCAGCCGGGAAATGGCAAGGGGGTTGCCCTCGTTCATTTCGTCCAGGGTGTCAACCAGTTCCATGTTGTCCAGGCTGGATTCCTCCAGTTCGATCTCAAAGCCAGATTTGGTTTTTGCAGTGATCATGCCTGTACCTCCTTAGCGTTCTCAGTGGCGCTCTGGGCAGTTTCCTGCGGGCTGGCCGCAGCGCCCAAAATGTACTCGTAGTGGGTAAAGCCCGTAGTGTCCGCAATGGCGGTGAGGGTTGTCTGGTAACCCACGGCGCTGCTGCCAGAATAGACGATGTCGCCAACCGCGGTCACCGTAGCGCAGGGCAGTACGATGCGCTTTTTAGCGCCGCCCTTGAGCACCATATCCACCACATAGCAGCTGAAAGGCAGCTCGCTGGAACCGGCTTTGATGGTAATGCCGGTCTCCAGCGTGCCGGTCACGTTTTCATCACCGTAAACGGTCTTCAGCACTTCCGGATTCATGGCCTCGATCAGCGTGTACTGGAAGGTGTCGGGACGCTCGGTCATCAGGTTCAGCACCGTGTCACCGCCCCAGGCCGAAGTATTCTCGTTGGAAGGAGAGTTCGCGTTGGTCAGGCCGTCACTGGAAATGTAGCCCAGGGATTTGAAGGCTGCGTCAAGTTCGGTCTTGGCATCCGTGGGCAGAGCAGTGCCCAGCGGGGCGCGCCAGACTGCACCACCGACTTTGGGTTTTGCGGCGGTCACATTTTTTGCATCCATAAAATGCTCCTTTCTCATGTGTCGTAATAGGTAATGTCAAAAACAGCCTGATACCGGGGCAGTTTGCGGGTGGTATCAGGAAAGTTGTGTTCGGTGTTCAGCTCACATGCGGAAATTTCTGGCAGGGCATCGGCAGCCAGCATGGCCTGTACCACAAAATGGCTGAGCTGTGCTGCTGCATAGGTGCTGCTGCCGTAGGACTGCACCGCCAGCGTGGCCGTGTAAATGCCTTCGTCCGGGCTGTCACCGGTCTTTTCCAGGATACAAAAATTGCCGGAGGGCTTCTCCGGCATGGACATGTAGCAGGAAAAGGCATTTTCCCGCAGGTAGTTCAAGATGACTTCTTCGATCATTTCTTTCTCTGGTAGCTCCTCACTGTGATGACACGCCCATCTTTCAGGCGGCGCTTGTGCTCATGCACTGTTGCGCCGCTGCGGCTGCCGGAGACGGCTTTCAACAGGGTGTTGTTGGCCGAGTTGTCGTCATAGGCCTTGCGGGAAGCGGTCTCCACAACAGCCACGGCGCGGGTGGGGGCCACGTAGGATTCGTAGCCATCGCCGCAGCGGTCCTTCACGGTGTCGGCACGGTCTTTCAGCACCGCCTGCATTTCAGGGCAGCGCAGTAGCGCCCGGATGCCGGGACTGTTCAGCTCGATCTTCACCTTACTCAAACCGCACCACCTGCACTTTCTTGTTCCATCGCAGCGGGATCATGCTCTCGATGCCCTGCACAACACCGCCGCAGGTGAGGAAGGTCTGACCGAAGAACTTCACCTTTGCGTCCGCCCAGTCGTGGGTGTCGCCCTTGGGGATAGCCAGCGTATAGGCCAGCCGCCGCCCGGTGAGCTGCAGTTCGGTGGTGATTTCCTCGGCAGAGGGCTCACCCACCAGCACGTTGTGCACGGTGACAGGCGTTTCCTCATAGACCGGGTCATGGAAGCCGTCCTCGCCGGTCTGGATCTTGGTGTAGAGAGTGACATCGATCCCTTTCAGCATAAGTCCTCCAGCGGGCTGTGTGCCCCGATGCGGCTGCCGACGCTCAGCAGCTTCTTTTCCAACTTGGAAAGATACAGTTCACCGGCAGAGCCGCCGCTCATGGTCCAGCTCTGGCTGTAACCCAGCGCCGTGGCAGTGCCCTGCGTGGAGCCCACGGGAAAGGAGACCCCGCCCTCACTGTCGCTCTCGCCCAGCTGACGGCGCACCATCCGGCAGGAGACCAGCTTCTTGGCGTCCGCGCTTGCGCCCGGGTTGTAGCTGTCGATAATCACGGCCGCTTCGGCCAGCAGTGCGGCGCACCGGGTCTGCTCGTCCTTGGACAGCTCCCGGAAGCCGCCTTCCACGTCCTCTACTTCAGCGTAAAGCATGGCGGCACCTCACTTCGCTTTGGCCTTGCGGGCGGCTTTGGGCTTTTCAGCCGCGGCGGCTGCGGGAGGATCCCGCGCCACCTGCTTATGGCCTGCGGCGGCGTACTCTGCCGCACGCTCCTCAGCAACATACATGACCGTACCGGTCAGCTGATTGATAAACTCTACCATCAGCCCGCCGCCTTGGTCAGCTTGTTGAACACGGTGGTGTCGCAGCGGAAACCCACCTCGATCTCGGCGCGCACGGCAAACATGTTCTGCTGGAACAGGTTAATGGTGGTCTCGCCATCCTGCAGCGTTGCCTGATCGGCAATGGCAATCTGCACGCCCTCCACAGTGCCGTACATAGCCTGCGTCCAGTCACCGGCAAAACCAACGACATCCGGCGTGCCGGAGAGGTAAGCGCCCTTGCTCTGCAGGGTGCGGGAGCCAAGGATCATGGGCACAGCGCCCTCGGCAACGTTGTTGATAAACAGCGGACGCTTGTTGCCGTCCACAGCATTCAGCAGCAGAGCCTTGCCCTTGGGGGACAGCACCCAGCCGTTCAGGATGCCGTTGTGCTCGGCAATGTCGGCGTCAGCGGCCACCAGACCGGCATAGGCGTCGGTTCCGATCTCCTGCGCGGTGCAGCTCTTCAGAGTGTCAAAGTTGGAACCGGGCGCGGTGACGCCGCCGAACACAGTAGCGTCGAATTTCTGTGCCAGAGCCAGCGGCAGACGGCTCACCAGCTGCTTGTACAGTGCGGGCACATCGCGGCGGAACTGGTTGGAGAAGGGCACGATTACGGCCAGCGTATAGGGCTGCATGATCTTGGTGTCCAGCGTGCCGCGCTTGACCGGCTTCTTTGCGGTCTCCGCCACCCATGCGGCTTCCGGGTCGCCGGTGATAACGGGAATAGTCACGCCCAGACCCGGCAGCTTGATCGGCTGGGCCAGAGACATGACAGCGGAGCTTTCCTGCGTTTTCTGCAGGATCTCGCTGGATACCTCGCCGGGCAGGGCAATAGAGGTGGTACGGTTGATATCAGTCGCCATAAAAATACTCCTTTGTTACTTGGTCACCTGCGCAAACCAGTCTGCAAACTGCTCGCTGGTAGAGCCGGTGGGGGTGTGATGCGGGTCTCCGCCATCCCTGACGTCAGGGTACCCGGGCTGGCCATCACCAAAGGCCCACGGGTTCGCCTTGGCAGCCTCGTCCAGCGCTTTTGTAATGTCGGTGCTGCGGTCGGCAGAGCCTTTCAGGGCATCCAGATCCAGCAAAGCACGCACCGCCTTGACGCTGCGGCCCTTCCTGCCCATGATGGCGGCATTCAGGGCATTATCGAAGGCAAAGCCCTCGGCCTGCGCCTTCATGTCGGCTTTCAGCTTGGTGACCTGCTCCTGCAGGCCTGCCACATCCACGCCGTCAAAGGCTTTCAGGCCGTCCTGTGCGGTCTTGAGCTGGGCGTTTG